GAAGAAAATACGAATTTAAAAATAAAAACGGCGAAAAAATTGTTGATTTATATTTCAAACCTTTAACAAGGGATGATCGTGTTCGCGCACAATCAGCGGCAAATACAGATGATGCTTTGACAATATCAACCTATCTTCTTTGTAAAAATGCTGAATTAGAAGATGGGTCAAAGGCATTTGCACCCGCAGATGCGCCGAACCTACAAAGAGAACTTCCCGAAAGTGTATTGAACGAAATTGAATTATTTATGTTTGATATTCAATTGAAT